AAGATATATTCCAAAATCAACTTCTTTCACTACTTCCAAAGTGTTGAATTTTCCTAAATCTATATTCATAATCTTTTCGTTTGCGACAAAGATATAGATAACCCCATAATTTTTAGTTCAAAGCCGACTTTTTTTCTATTTAGATGAAGAGGGTGCTGTCTAAATCACCACCAAAAACCTAGCAACTTTAAGCAATTTCCTATACCCGGATCTCTCCTGAACTCAACGGATTTTATTTGAATATTCTTTTTGATGTCTTAAAAAAACTATTTATCTTTGCAGCCGCAAACGAAAAAGGTGCCATAGCTCAGTTGGTAGAGCAAAGGACTGAAAATCCTTGTGTCCCCGGTTCGATTCCTGGTGGCACCACCTTCTTCTCTTGAAGAATCGGAATGTAGCGCAGTTGGTAGCGCACTACGTTCGGGACGTAGGGGTCGGGCGTTCGAATCGCCTCATTCCGACAAACACAGTAATAACACGCTGTTTTTCAGTGTGTTATTACTGTTTTAAAGAACATGCCGGGACGCAAACGGGACGGTTATTATTTACATATTTGTTTTTGCAAAAAAGCAAAAGCAAATAAAAAAAAATGCCTACACTCAAAGAAATTCAAGGCTATACGCCCCCAGTATTACATGCTGGAAAAGATTGGTATATTGACTTTTACGCATTTAATCCTGTGCATGGCGAAATGCGACGAAAAAAAATCAAACTAAACCACATTAGCAAAATTACCGATCGCAGGAAATATGCAAAAGACTACATTAATAGATTAGCCGAAAAGCTAGCATTAGGATGGAACCCATGGATTGAGAAAGAATCAGGAAATGCTTATCTACTTTTCAAGGATGTCATAGACAACTACAGGACTTTTCTCAATAAGATGCTCCGGGATGGGCGTTACCGGCAAGAGACTCTCAAATCATATAGCTCCTACCTACATAACATGGAACTTTTCAACGAGCAGAAGAAAGTGCCTATTACCTATATATATCAGTTTGACAAAGACTTTTGTGTGATGTTACTGGATGAAGTATATATTACGCGTGATAACACAGCTTTCACGCGTGACAATTACCTTGGATTTCTCAAGTCTTTTTCTTCCTTCTGTCTTAATCATAACTATCTCACCAAAAATCCGACAGAAGGAATTAGTTCGCTCGGAAGAAGGGGAAAAAAGAAGATAAGAGATGTTATTAATGAAGATCTACTGAAGAAAATTTACGGCTATTTACAAGAGACCAATTCTCATTTTTTGTTAGCAAGCTATATATTGTATTACTGTTTTGTGCGTCCAGCAGAGATGACAAGACTTAGATTATCCAATATAAATATAGAGAAACAAACTTTGTATTTAGAAGACACTATATCGAAAAATAGAAAAGATGGAACTATCACCCTACCATCTAAGGTAATAACCCTTATGATTGATCTCAATATTTTCTCTTATCCAACAGATTATTATCTATTTTCCGATGGTTTTAAACCTGGGACAAAAAAGAGATCAGAAAAGATGTTCAGGGACTACTGGAGCCACTATGTAAGGAAAAGACTAAAACTCCCGGAAAAATATAAATTCTATTCGCTTAAAGATACCGGCATTACCAATATGTTAAGGCAGTATGACGTACTAAGTGTAAGAGATCAGGCGAGACACAGCAGCATCCTTATGACAGACATCTATACCCCACATGACATCCAAGAGGCCAACGCCCTCATTAAAAATTACAAAGGTATATTTTAGCGAAATGTATGCGACCCGTTTCGAAAACTAGTCGCATACATACTAATAATCAATCCTCCACAATAAATTTCAAAATTGGGTTATTTAAAAAAACATCAGGAAATTCTACACCATTTTCACTCATAATTGGTATAGCATAAAGTATAAATTCCTTGACAGCATCTATAGTATCTTCTATACCATAACCTCCAGGCAATGGATAATCCGAACTCGTACAGTGTGAAGAATAGATTAGAGAATTGGATTGCTGCTTGTACAGTTTGATAATAATTTTCTCGCCCATATGTTATTTGTTAATGGTTAAATGGAGTCACTATTGATCCATTTTATAAAGAGTAGAATAATAAATCCATTTTGGGTTGTACATCGCAAAAAAAGCCCCACCAAATGGCAGGGCTTAATACATAAATAACAGTTTGAAGCTGCTTCTACTCAGCTATAGTTTGAATAGGCTTAACAATCGGCTTATCCAATTAGTTCGTTTATTAGTCCAAACGATCAATACTATTACAAGAACTATCCAAGTAATGCCACCAGTACAAACAAATAGCGTTTGCCACCAAGAAAGTTTTTTCTCTACGGTCACAGTCTTTACTACTTCTACCGGGTAAGGAATAGAATCACGCTTCGTCACGTTTACAGTATCTCGAATGAGTTTGTCCCGATACTGATACTTGTATTTATAGGTGTAAACAGTATCGCCCTTGACTGACATAAATACGCTATCAAGATGGTAGATGCTATCGTACTTTATCCGATTAATATAGACGCTGTCATGCTTTACGGTCTCAATAGGCACATACTTGATGCTCCGGCATGACATGCACACCGAAGCTAATAATAAAATATAAATTAGGCGTTTCATAATGCTAGAACTTGATGTTTTAGATTATTAGGGTCATAAGAAACATGTACCCAATCAAAATTCTTTTCATCGATTAGCTGTTTAAACGGGAGTTTCAAGCTCTGTATCAGATAGAACAGTCTCTTATTTTCTGCTGGACTCCCTCCTGTGATATCGGCTGCCATACCTTTTAAATGATCCGAAGTTGATACACCGCCGATCTTCTTGTTTAACTCCGGGCTACGAAATCCACTGTTTACCGTTATTGGCTTTCCATAAGCTTCACGTAGTGGATCAAGAACATTATTCACTAATGCAGTCAGATTGACTACATGTTCTTTCTTACAGCGGTTATCAATGCCATATCTGTCCGCCGTTGTCGATTTACACAACTCTGCAATTGTAAAATACTTCATTTGGTATCCTCCTTTTCATCTTTATTTAGATAATCCGCAACAGCTTTAGCAATCTCCGCCGGATCAGACTTAGCCTTAGCAAATTCAGAAACTAATTTTGCAGCTTGTTCATACTCAATCTTAATCTTGTCCTCTGCCTTTTCGTATATGGACTTAACCTCAATGATACCAATAAATATACTGCCTATAGCTGTGAATATAGGCAATAATGGTACTCCATAACCATAGTAGTTATCCATAATATAGACGATAGCCATTTGAATACAGTCAACAAGTGTAACTGCAAACAACATGTTATAATATCGAGCAAGCTTATCAACTGTCTTTTTCAGCATATAGGAGCTACGAACTTCACCTCTTTTCTTTGCTTTACGTATCCCGCTCCACAAATCGCATATCACAAGGAATAAATCCGATACATAAAATACCAGAATCACCCACAAGACTATTATAATAGAATCTAATCCTTTCATCATTTTAGTTTTTAACTGTATATCTTATCTTTGCTATAGTTAACCGGTCCCGTTTTGCTCGTGAGAGTAGTCCGGGACTTTCTTTACATCAGCACCTCATCAAGTAACATGATTGTTTCCAATTTCATATCATTGCTGTCAATCAGTTTGCTGAAGGCTTCTTTTGTCAGTTTATTAAACTTCATTTTCACCTCTTTTTCCTGTATACCATTCAAGAAGCTGCTCGTTTGTTTTTCCCACTCTTTAAAATAAGCTCCTGCCTCATCCATTTCTTTAGGAGTCATAAGCCCGTCTGTTTTCTTTTGATCTACAGCAAGATTATGTTTTTGAGCCCTCTTAGTCATTTCATCATACTTTTCATCTTTCAGTTTTTCGAGGGTTTCTTTTTCGTCAGCTTCATACTTTTCAGAAACAGGACGCATCTCTCGCATTGCCTCAATAACTTTAAATTTATCGGCATCTTCCATCTTTGAGAGTTTTGCATTTTTAAGTTCAGTATATGCTTTAGCAATTATTATTGTCTTCATCTGCTTCCTTTAAAATTGTTCAACATTTGATTCGATGTACGCTACAGCTTCATTCAAAGCAGCTGCTGCCTCACCATTGAGAGCAAAATATTCTTTTGCGGTGATAGATACTTCGTTTCGGTAATCTGTCATGCCCGGAGTAGACAGATCATCGCCATTTCTATAGGTGAAGGTTCCGCAATAATTGCCTGTTTCTTTATCTTTTACCGTACCGGTTAGCTTTACTACTTTACCGTCTGCGATTACCAGCTTATCTGCTGATAGGACTACTTTATCATTACTGATTTCGACGTTTTTGAGCGTTTTGGCGAGTAATACGCCGTTACTTACTGTTACCATAATGCTATAATTTATTTGGTTAATAATTATTCCTTCACAAGTACTCTGATAGTACCAAGATTGTCACTCTTCACTTCCAGGTAATACTCAAATCTATCATCCCAGAACGATAAGAGTTTGCCTTCAATATTTCCTCCGAGTCTTAAATCAATCTTATCAGAGTTAGTCGGAATGATACCGTTATCAGTCTGAATGAATCTGTACACCTCTACGTACCGATCAGTCTCCTTATCAAGGTAGCAGACTTTAATAGTCAGGATTCCAATAAAGGCGTTGACATCCTTTCTGTTTGTTCCGTACAAATCGAACGATATCCCTGCTCTCTTATCTCCTGAATAGGAGTAATGAGCTTTAGCGGATAGAAAACTGGCAGGCGTTTCNGGACANGGAACNNGNTCGNTGTCACAACCGGTATTTAACGCTGCCGATAACACTAACAGGATCGCTGTCAGTGCCAGATTGATTGATGATTTAAACTTTTTCATACTATAATTTTAATTGACTACTTCTGTTGTTACCTGCCCTAAGGTTGTATTGCCGCAGATGACATTCATCTGATGGGTAAACGATGGATGCCAGTCGTAGAATACAGAACTATCCAAGTGCCCGCCAAGACGTAAGTCTGTCATATCTGAGCCTTTAGCGATGGTTACTGCATTCTCCGTATAGGAATAGATCAGATTCTCATGCATGTCTCCGCCACCGTCTATTTCTATTTCAATAACCTGAATGGTAATTTGTCCGGTACTTGCATCTGCATCAGTCAAGTTTGTACCGTAAATATCAAAGTTGATTCCGCTGTCATTTTGTGCATATTCGGCATGGCATGTGATGCTTAACAGGCTTCTGTCTACAACGCTCATATTAAATGCGGGAATGGGCAATCCGATATAGAAAGCATCTGTTCCCCAAGAACCGCCATTCTTAAAGCTTGTGAAATCTCGATGTACATTGGTGAGCAGGCATATACCTTTATAGTTGGCCACTGATGTGAAATAAGGGGAATACAAAGGGATGGGAACCTCATTTGTGTTGCCCATCTTATCTGTCGACATACAGCCGGCATGCAGGTTATTATTGGAGTCTATAAATACAATGGCCCAATACATATCGGCAAAGCTCACTCCCTGGTAGGACATTTGATTAAGATGCAGGTTAAGCGTAACACCATTTGCCGGATCATTGAAGTATCGTTTCTGCAGGCTTCCGGATCCGATGTTCCCATAGAGATCACCGAGAGGGTACAGTGGTTTTATACTTTTATGATCGTAAAACTCAAAGTCCAACATCCTATAAAAAGACTGCCCAACTCCATTAGGACGCTTAGAATATGCCCAATCATAATTGCCGAGTCTTACCCGGTCTATGACTGTTTGTAAATTAGTAGATGGTGCACAATCGAGCCCGCACAGGCCATCAGCACCAACATACGTTACTGCACTTCCTGCAGATCTGGAAGGGTAATCGGTAGGTTTGAATTTTGCCCATTTATTGATGTTTACATGTGTACATATATGCCCTATATCATACCATGTCCCATTTAGTGCACCCGCACCCAGACATTGATATATTTCCCGTATTTCGATAGGTACCGTTAGAATTCCCTGACTAAGCATATAGCCTCCTTTCAAGATTAGATATTTCTTTTTTCAATTGCGCATTCTCTTTCTCCAATGCTTTGATCCGATCTTCGTGATTGACAACCCTTTTAGCAACACTAATCAAACCAACCATTGCTGCACCGCCATAATTAAGGGTCAAATAGTTGTTTAGCTCCTTCACAGAGAAGGGCAATACTTTTCTCCAATATTGAGCGATAGATCCTACGTCTGTACCGCTTCCATCTTTCCAAGAAAAAACGATATCAGGTGCTTTAGCAATCGCTTCTATTGACAGGTTTACCCTAGATATTACTTTTTTCAGTCTCCCGTCGGATGTGGTATTTTGTCCTTTACTTGAGAAATATCCGTCTGTCCATACACCTACAACTGCATAGATTTCGTTTGGTACATACAACGATTTACCCCCGTATATTTTTACATAGGTAGTCTCGTCCATATACAGCCCCCCTCCATAAGTAGAAAAAAACAGACCTGTCGCACCATTTGTGCGAAACCAATTAGAGCATGAGATCGAATTCGCGATACCGGAGTCATAACCAGTTGAGATTCTGCTATCTGAAATTAATGGACCTGCAAACCTTCCTGTTCCGTTGACGTGTAGTTTATCAGTAGGGTTATTAGTTCCTATACCGACATTTCCACCGAAATCGTTTAAGTATAAATCAAAATATTCAGTAGATGTTGTTTCCCTTTGTGATTGTAAACTTACACCGCCATTATTATATATTCTAGTCAATAATCCATACGGAGCAGAATCATAATTTAATATTCGATGTACAGCCAATCCGTTTGCACTAGCAGATAATAAAGACCTAAATGTCTCACTTACATTTTGCTGACCGTCAAAATATTGACCATATACGTATCTTCCTGTTTGAAGTTTAGTAGCACTCCATACATTAGAATCTTCAAAAGCTAATTTTCGCCAACTTCCCCATGTATTACTATCTCCCAAGGATGAACGAAGCCAAGCTCCAGTACCAGCACCATACGCATGAATTAAAAATTGAGAACCTCTTTCTTTATTTCCTTGTTGCCATAAATTCCAATTATAAACCGTACTTTCGGGTACATCCGTAACATTATCTTCTACTCTTGCAGCAAAAGAATTATTAATACCACTATCGAAATCATTTATTGAACCGCTTCCTATAAAAAAGTTTTTAGTAAAATCTGTAGATTGATATCCATCAAGTAGATCGGCGTCTAATCCGCTATCTGAACCATCATTACCACTATGCCATATAGTATATTTTGAAAAATAACTCAGATCATTACTAAAATAAGGATTATTATTGTTTACAGAAATAACACCTTGCGATTGAAGGTTAGCCATATATACCAAATTTCCCCTATAATCATTTAACCAACCTATGTCAGCTGCATTAAGATGATTAACGTCTTGGAATTGTATAACACTATAATTGGTTGCACCTATTAATCTAAGTGGATATGTATCATTATAATTAATTGTAAGTCTACCAGTCATAGTATCTCCAACCTTGTGGATATATTGATAACCAATAAGACTGTCCGCATTCAAATTATCAACAATTTTAGCCCAACCGGTCCAACCTGCTTGAAAATTTCTATAATATAAACCACTTTCAAAAGCACTTTTAGCTATTTGAAATCCATAGTTAGAATCAGAAGAAGTTGCTGTTATTCCGTTTGTATAACTACCAGTTGGTGTATTTTGACTAGAAGAACTCCACGCACTCCAAGAAATTAAAGAATTGTCTCCTATATAGGTGTTGGCATTTGTACTACTAATAAGTCCTAGTATATAATCATGAGTATGTGCCGATGGAGTAAATGTGCTAGGTTTGTTTCCTATCTCGTCCCATATATAAGAAGGCTTGCTGCTTTGTTTCGCCCATGGATATACATCAGAAGCCGGTAGTGACGTCGGATAAGCCGGAAGATAGACAGTACCGTCTACGCTGTCATAACTTACATTTCCAAGCTTTACTGTAACCTTCGAAAGACCGGCAGCTCCATTGACCCACTTGGCCAGACTGGAATTATAAACAAGTGATTCCCCGTTACTCGGAGAAGAGAGTGAAACATCGGCAAGCTGGGATAATGCAAGGGAGACCGAGCCACCGGTACCGGGATTCTTACCTTTAATAGAGAAGTATTCTTCCGTCCAGGTACCGACTTTTAACTTAAGACTATCAACAATCGTAGTCATATCATTACCGGGCAGCTCATTCCCGGAAGCATCAAGCACGCCAAATACCCGCTTAAAATAGGCGATATCAAGCTTATTAGATAAATTGGAATTCAGTTCTTCAAAGTTTTTACCCACTTTACCAAAGTTGCGCTCAAGCTTTAAGCGTACATCTTTACCGGTGTCATTAGCACCATTCCAAGGAATTATATTTTCGTAGAGATTATCCATGTGTCAATTCAAGTTCTTCACCGTTAAATTCCAAGAGTAATGGTTGCCAACATGAGCCATACTCAAGTGTATCAAGATTGATAAAATTCAGCATATAGTCAGAAAAACGATTCGTCTCATTCCGGCTTTGCCGGCGAAGCTTGGCCCGCTCAATTCGGATCACTCCATCGCTTTTTTTACGTTCATAGCTAAAGCTCATGAAAGAGAAGGAAAAATATTCTCCTCTCTCCGTACAAGCTCTCATCTCAGTTATCGCTTTCCAAATATCCATGTAGCAAAAGTATTGAGTTACCGGTACAAGAAAAAGGACAGGTTACGACCGGCTTACGTTGTTCTCAAGAACTTCCACTCTCTTAATTGCATCCCTCACTTTGCGTGGGTCAAGACTCCATTCCTTGTCGGAGATCTCACCCAAGATCCTCTTAATATCGACAAGCAGAGTCACTACCTGCGTTTTGTTTTCTGTTGATGCAGTGGACGTATTCGCCGTAGAATTAGACACCGATTCTTCAGAATACCCACCAGAATATTTGCCTGATTTAGTCCGGACTTGCTCCAGGATCTGAGTAGTATTTATCATCCTGATCGACCCGTTCTTTTGAGCTACATCAAAAATATCGAGAAACTGTTTTACATGTGGATTGGCCACACCGTCATGATTGGTAACAAATTCATTTTTATGCACCGGGATCACACCGGCTACATCGTCCGGATTACCCGATCGAGTATAACCTTGTACATACTCGTCAGAATAACCACCTGACTTTAACCCTTTTGCTTCATCCCGTTGCTCTTTAGCGACAGCTATTTGAGCTGCGCCACTCACTAAAGCCGCAGCAGCAGCAGCCGCTCCAAGAGCAGGCCCAACGATGGGAATGCCAGCCATAGCCTTATAAGCTTCCATAGCAGCCACAGCCGTACTGGCAGTTATCTGCAAAACGGCGGCTGCAAATTGTTTATCCGCATATTTCTTCTTAACCTGGTTTACAGCTTCCTCTTTTTCTTCTTCCAGTTTAGTCGTGTCCTTGCCGGCTTTTTTAGCGGCGTTAATTTGCTTATCATATTTCCTTGTAACCTTGTTTATTTCAGCATCTTGAAATCCTTGGATTGCGGATGATATACTGCTTGCAATAGTGCTTACAGCATTGAAATATTGTTCATTGGCCTGCAATTTTTCCTGAAGGTATTCATTTGCAATTTTATTTTTTGCAATTTCGTATTCTTCTTCAGATAGCAATCCCCTTTTATGTTCGTCTTCCAAAGCCTTCAGTTTAAGGTCACGGCTGTCATTAGCAGCCTTAAGTTCATATTTCCTGATCACCTCCGCACGATCTTCAGCTCCTTTCTCTGTAATTATTCGCTTGGCCTCTTCGTAGGAGGATACAATCAGGGTTGTATCAAGTCCGGATTTCTTAGCTAAATCGACTTGTGACTGATAGAAAGATTCAAGTGCCGACAGCTGATCTTTAGTAGATGCAAGACTATTGGATTTTAAGAATGAACGATTAAAATTCTGAATTTGCGTAGAGCTATCTTGCACAATCTCTGCACGTTTTTCAGAAATTATCTTTTCAGCTTTAATAATTTCATCTCCAGCTTCCTTAAGTGCATTAGCTTTAGCCTCCCCATTCTGAAATTCCAAATCAGAGACATCCTCCTGATAATTCCTATTAATATCAAGTCGAGCTGAAGCCGATGCTACTTCAATTGCAAGAAGTCTGTTTTTATAATCTCGTTCACTAATAGATCCATCCTCATACTGCTTTGCAAGCTGATTTTGAGCACTTTTTTCGCTCTGATTAATTGCGTCAATTCTCCTATCGCGATATTCCTTAAGCAACTTAAGTCTATTATCTTCAGATATCTTGAGAGTATTATATAAAGTAGCTCGAGTATCAACCTCCATTTTACTAAGCTCAGCCAAATGCTTTTTATCCTTATCTATAGATTGATAATGCTTAATGATGGCTAATCTCTTAACTTGATATTCAGTTTCCTTCTGTAATGCAGATAGCTGATATTCTGTTTCAGTACGCCCCAATTCATCTGACTTTTTCCTGAGCAATAGCAGTTCTTCATTATAAGAATTCTCTTCATTTTGCAATTTAATTTCCCAAGGCTTTTTATCGGCTTTTCCTTCTGGTATATATGCACTTCCATTACTAGAGCTAGGATCATCGGAAATGATGGCATCAGACGCTGCGATTTCACTATTCAAGCGTAAGATGGTTCCTGAAATTTGTTTTAATTCCTCATCACGCTTTTTAATTTTCTCATTAATCTCATCGTACCTAGTTGTATATTTTAAGAGTTTACTCGGTCCTTCTACAACTTTAAGATGAGGATTTGCCTGAAGTTCTTCAGCAATCCCCCCATATCCGGCAGAATTCATATCGTTATATACATTTTCTAATTGTGCACGATAAACTTTCCGGCCAATCTCTCCAGCGCGTTTCTTTTTAAGTAAATCCTCAAGCTCATCTTGTGCAGCTTTCAGTCTTATTTGCTTCTCAAGTTGTTGTAAGTATTGTTTAATTGCATCGGTATTATTATGTACTATTTTACCCTCATTCGTAATCATAGCATTATAGCCGGGAATTATTTTTTTCAGTTCTTCAAGGTATTTGCGCCTAACAGTGAGAGATGCATTCTCATTGTTGATAGCAGTCACCAACCTGTTAACCTTGGCCTCTTGTGACCCGTAATCATCTTTAACCTTTTCTGCTATTCTTTGGTTAGTTTGCATAGAGACTGACACCTCATCTACCTTTTTATGAAAAACAGTAAAGTATCCAATTAAAGCCGTAGCACCAGCGATGGCTACACCCCACCAATTAACACTTTTCAATACTACTAAAGCGCGGGTGAGCCCATTAACAGTTGTTGTGTTTATCTTTATCAAACTATTAAACAGAGCGGTCGTCATGGTACATGCCTTAACTACAACAGTATACGCTACAATTGCAGATATAAGAGAGAAAATGGCCCCTTTATATTGAAAAAAGACTGATATTATCGTACTTAATCCTTTAACCGTCAAACTACCAGTAGTTATCATATATTTCATTACTGGCATAAGCTTTTCTCCTAGTTCTACACGTACATCAGCATATCTTTTCTTTGCTTTCTCTAATTCTGCCTGAACGGTTGTATTTTGCACGTTATATTCATTTATAATGCTCGTACCTTCGCGATAAGCCTCATTCGCCAATTTTTGAGCATCCCGAATATCATGTATTTTTCCGGCCATTGTAGCGATAACTCCAGATGCCCTTACACCGTCAAGTCCCATGTCCTTGAACATGGGTGCCAATTTATCAAGACCACCCTTTTTATTAAGAGTCTCAAGAAATTTCAAGACAGCTTCATTGGCATCTGTTTTAATTAAGGAAGTGAACTCTTTGACACTCTCACCCGCCATTTTTGCAAACTTAGCCGGCTCCTGATACATTTTAAGAAGAAGTGTTTGGAATGCAGTGGCAGCCATTTCTTGCTGTTGCATGTTCTGATCTAATACGGCAGCGTACCCTATAATATTCCCTTGAGCAATACCAGCCTGTTTGGATGCTCCCGCAACACGAGCAGTAAATCCAACCAAGTAAGCTTCCGCGGCACTAGATGCTTGTCCGACTGCATTAATAGCACTACCTGTCGCTAACATAGCTCCTCGTAATCCTATTTTTTTATCTTCACCGAACATTTGTGCTAACTTGCCGATATTCTTTACTGCGTCCTCACCAAGATCCTCTCCCAGGGCAACATTAATCATATTGGCGGCATCCACAAAATCCATCACATCTTTTTTCCCGGTAATACCAAGTTTTCCGGCATCACCCGCCAAGTCATTAAGTTTAGTCCGAGCTGTCCTTGTGTCCATCTGCTTGAACTCTTCATTCAGAGCCTTCACCTCTTCCCTCGTCATGCCGGTGTATTTTCTCACCTGGCTTTCGGCTTCCTCCATCTCGGCAAACTCATCGACGCATTGTCTTGCTGTAAGTACCACACCAGTAAGAGATGCAATCAAGCCCGCTCCCATTGCCGCGTAACGGTTGAATCCGTCTGCGACCTTTGATATGGAAAAGCGGGTCTCATTCGCTTGCACTTCAAGTTCTTTCATTCGCTGTTTGGTCGAAATATAATCAGCACGAAGTTTTCTCCAATTCTCGGTCTCTGGTATCGCCTTATCCATCTCACGCTTGAGAGTCCTAGCACCGTTTTTTAGGTCTGTATAAGATAACGCTGTTTTTCCAACTTCCTTTCGAAGTTCAGCGTACGTTTTGTTTAGTTGGTCAAGCTCAGCTTTCTTCGCTTTATATTCTGGAGTACTTTTCTTGCTGTCTTGATCCATTTTCTGCATTTCTTCACGTAATGCAGAGATTTTCTCTTTTGTCTCAACAAGCTTGGTTTTAGCTTCCGAATTATCTATTCGGATAGCCATGCGGAAATCAGTAATACTTATAGCCATATCATCACAAATTATATGACAAAAGTATATGAGGCACTATGCTCGAAAAAGGACATAAAAAAAACGGTTACTTATCACAAGCAACCGCCCTAAATACATGAACTAAAAAGGTATTATCCATCTAACCATCTACCGTTCTCTAGCCAAACACCACCATCACGCCATTTTCCATCGGTTAATATCCAACGCGCATCAGCCTCTGTATCACTCATAGATATAGGATAAAAAGTACCAACCCATGCCCCCTTTCTTCCATCGGCATCCAATGTATATTCTATTTCTTTGCATACATACCTCTTATTTCGGATCTCAAAAATCATCCGGACATCAAAAAGATTAGGATCATAGCTTCGTATTTTTACGCCTTTCGCAAAATCAATATTATATCCTCCTTGATAAAATAATAAATCATATTTAGAAAGTCGCATTGTAGCCCCATCACTATTTGTTAACCAATACTGTTCGAAAGCATCCTGTATATACTCATCCGTAAATGGCTGTGGATATATATTTTTTAATCCAGCTAGAGCCATTGGATTATTTTTGCCGTAGAAAAAGGCCAAGAAAATTTTACCCTTGTTTTCAACATTTTCAGTCGTATTATTTTCAATCATTTCAGCAAGAGTTTCATCCGTAGTTTCTTTGCTATCATTGTCACTCTTATCTATGACGGGAAGAATAATATCAGAGACGGCACCCGCACTGTCACCAGAATACCATTGTAATTTATTCATAGCTAACTCAACCGGTATCATTTCGAGTTCAATACCTTTGTCAGAATCATCACGCTCAATAGAGCTGAATTCGTTTAGCATATAGAAATACGGCCATTGGGGAGATCCTGTTCTTTCGGATTTATACATATACTCTCTACCATCTACTTCATCGGTATAAATGGTATCAGTAAGTTTATGTCTAGAATCAGAAAACCAAGCTTGCAATCGTGCAAGCCATCCAGAAGAATTAGTGAAACTAGCTGGTATCACATCTCTTTTAGCTTTCTTTTTAACGACATCAGATAAGCATCGCCATCTATAATAAGAACTATCAGGAAAATTGTATTTAATATTGCTACTGGCATGTTCATTCACTTCCGGATCCTCTTCAACTTCTACCTCATAAACATCTTTCACTTGCTGTACATGTACGGTTGATGTGCCGGCATAATAAGATGCCTGTATCATCAACCGTGCTGTTTTTTTCTTATTATCAATGACAAAAACGGCGTTATATGCTTTCTCTATCTCTTCCAAAAAATCCTGTACAGTCCATCCGGGAAGCATCTTAGACCATTTACATGTTTGTTCAACATGACATATATACAAATCTTTAGCGATTGTACTTTCTAATTGATTAAACAGCAAGTCATATCCTAAAGATTTTAGAATTTCTTTAATATATGAACATAAGAATGGCTGCGGGTACCAATAATTACCATCAGATACGAGATTATATTCTATTTCTCCAGGAAGTTTTTTCAATGCCCATTTATTAAATAAAATATCCAATTCCCGGTCGTAAACGGATGCCAAACAATAATCTATGTCCGGATAACGTTTTGTCCCATAATTACGGTCTCCTGGTATGGGAACTTCGCTTTCTTTCATGGGCAAAGTCGAAATTAATACATCACTACCAATAAAGTAATTCAGCTCCGAATTGCCTGAAGCCAACTGTATTGAGACAGTCTTTTCCGTCCATCCCGTAATTATCTCCGTACCGTTACAATATACACGATTATTAGCGACCAGCACTGCCGATCGTTTGGCAATCTCAGGAGCCGCATTAAGACGATTGATATTCTCGTACAATTCGGCATTTACGGGATTAGAAAGTTCAAGTGTAACATCGTAGGTGTACTCACCGTTTTTCGTGAAAAACGGATTTTCCATTTTAACGGCCACCGAAAAAGTCTTAGGCAATACTACCTGTATGCCGTCGATATACAATTCAGTCATAGTCCTTCAGTTTTAGTCCTAAGCTTAATCCATTATAACCGCCAAAGATGTCATATTCCCATTCGGTAATCATATCCTCGTCGGCATCAATACTGCCGCATGAACTGCGTTGTTGCAATTCGTCCTTCATAATCTGCATTACCCGCTGGATCTCCGCGTAATGCTGGATCTCCTGCTCATTATCCTCGCTCCCGGAAGGAACCTTTTCGAGAAGGAAAAATAACACCTGATTCTTTTCGGTATGGGCATCAGTAGAACCTTTATAGCTTGAGTCCGGATAATTAGCACATAGGAGTAATCCCGCCTTATCTTTTAGCTTCTTCGTCAAGTGCCCTTCTTTGGTCGCCATAACGATCTCATCTATTTTTTTCTCACTTTGCTCATTCACTGCATGTTGCAGCTCAATGAGATATTCCCTGTAGCGAATAATATCAATCATAGTTCCAACAGATTATTTTGAGACGGATCCGCCAGGCGGAACGTGAACTCAACGGATTTTAAGATATTGGCGAATTTATCCCGTTCATATTTCTGCTTAGAGATAATGACAGGCAACCAATCACCATCCTGGTAAACAGATACCTCCTGTGCATTAAGCATGTCATGCCATAATTTATAATCACTTTGCAAAAATATGACCCCGCTATTGGCCGTATATTCATCGGATACTTTCAATCCGAATTTCCGGTCTATCCCATACATGGAAGCCGTTTCGCTCTCGTTGTTGCCTGAGATACTTAACCCACCGACAGCCGACAGCGTTTCCGGCATATCATAGACGTTCTTATACCGGAACAATCTCACGTCAAGATACTTGGAATTATCTATCAGAAACTCATATTCATAGCCGTTGCAAGTAACAAGATATCTAATGATGTCAATCCCTACTAAAGACATTATCCGGGATGGAGATACATCTATTGTTGCCGGGGCGGTACTTCCGGAAGAAGGAACATCCAACAATGTAGCTGTAGCGGAACTCCCGTCAGAGCTATATCCGGTAACAGTAACATGTAAGGCCGGTGCGAGAAGAATACTCACATATTCAAGACATCCGGTACGTGTCACTTTTCGGTTAACCTCAGACAGCCATCCGGGTATAGCAGCATCCTTCTTTGTCTTCATCCGGGAAAATATAACATAGCTAGACGCGTCTACAGTGCCGTTAATCAGGAAAGAAAAAGTACCGGCGGCATCATTCTGCCAAGAGGTTTCTCCGGTGCACCACACACCCCACAAAGCCAGCTCACAGAATTTGCCCAGATTGCGAATGACAACCTGGTTGTTTTTATCCGGAACATACTCTTCATCAAGGATTGTCTTGCCTCCATATTTTACAGCAAAGGCTATAGATACATCGGTGTCTATAATATAATCCTGCATGGTAGCGCAAAATTCCTTTGCTCGCGGTCTCTGTATTACGTTCATACGCGGAAATATTTATTTTTTGGATCATTCTTCGGAATAAGCTCGTAATTCGGTATAGCATTGCCGTCACGAGCCTTTTTCATCTCATCCACCCATATCGCGCCATCATCCGCCATCCACTGGACCACCCGTTCAATGTCCTGAAGGGATGCCGGTTCGCTTTCATGCATACCACTTTCGGCAATGAACCGGCGGATCACACCGCCAGGGATCAGAGACAGCGGTGTACGGCGTAAAGCAAGGCTCATCGCAAGTAAAGACACAGCCTTGCATGCCGCAAAATGTTTGTCCGTTTCCGGATCACCCGATTCCTTCAACATATCATCCCATCCTATGCCATAAGCACGCTTAACCGTAAGAGTCTGTACTTCCCGGATAAACGGAAGGAGTAACAAATAGATCCGCTCACTCCGATCGATCGGGAAATAGCTATCAAAAGATGCTCCATTACGAATAATAAGCGTCTGAGATAGTTTATATGAAGAACTATCTTTCCATTCAGAAATGTTCTTCTCGTTTAAATACCGAATAAGGCTGTCAACCGATTTGTAGTAATCATCTAAATGTATGGCATCGTCCCTATCCAATTGCCACTCCCAAGGCAGCTTTTCGCTGTTATCAGTGGCAACCTTAAATTTTCGCCCGTCATCTTCGTGACTAAGGTCATTTTTCCGATACATGCGTAATGTAGCAATGATGGCTATCGGTCTACGAACCAATCGGACAAGCTCATCAGGCTGAGTATCGTTATTGTAAGCAATATCCGCCAATTTTACGACAGCATCTCCGACCAATGTCTTTAGTTCATCGGTAGCAGCATCAATCTCACCTTTAACCTTGTTAAAGTCATTGGTGGCAAAGTAATTGCCTGTCAACTCCCGTAATTCGGAAGCTCCTTTATTGTCTTTATTGAATAACATGGCTATGTTTTTTTGAGTAAAGAATCGGCTCGTTGTTTATCGTCAAGCAGCTTCAGCATAATTTTCAGCAGCAATTCATTATCCGCCTCCTGGACGTTGCCGAAAATGCCACTTTCCGCTACCGAAAACAGAATACTGTTCATACCAATGTCCTGCTTGTTCCCAGATGATGTGTTTCGCTCGAACACAGAAGAGAATGAAACTTGCTTGCCGTCAAGAATGAAATCACCCTCTATCAGGTACTGACAGAAATAGGCAAACCAGCAATATATCCCCCACATGATCCACTCAGGCATAAGCTTCATTCTTTCGGCGTACAGTGCCGTACGAGACGGATGAAAATCTTCACGGTACTTGCCATCAAAGTTCTTGCTTCGCGGATCCTTGCCCGGTAGCCGGTACAAGGTACCGCACAATGCTCGGAGCGTGATAATATCTTTATCCTGGAGATAGATGTTCATCAGAGTGACCGCGTGCCGGAACTCAGAAAAAGTCAGATCAGCACCATGACTGAGTGGCCCTCTATATCTTCCCCATGAGGGCAAAAGGTTTACCGTGGAGTCATAAAACAATTCAACCTCTTTTCCTTCATCTGACACCTGCCACATCCAATTCAATGTTTCCGTTAGTTTATCAATCAGTACTAAATCGTCCACATCCTTTTTGCCAATTTGACAACCACGATTAACCAATACAAACCGGCACCATTCGCGTTTGATATCCCGTAGTGTGATGCCAACACCGACATAAGCGAGCTTACTTCTTATTTTAAGTAGATGCAACCATTCTGCCGGCTTAACCTCTTCCCAACATTCCGGAAATTGAATATCTTTTTCTTTCATAACTACACCTGGTTAGTAGGACGGTCGGCTGCCGTCACGTTATCTTCTTTGTTGATTATCTTACGGTAAATACCCATGAACACACCTTTTTTATTCGGGAAATTGATACGGATAGCATCATTCAGAGCCTCCAGTGCTATTTCTTCCGGTATCTGAGTGTCGGCGCCGAAGAATATCTTGAGTGCATAAAGCATCTGGCTGCCACTGTCGGACTTGCCATCAATTATAATGTTGGCCAAGGCAGGAGATAAACCGAAACCACTTGTAGTCGAACTATCAGCTATCCGTGATATCTTAGCCTGGGCTTCAATGTACTTGTCAATGTTCATTTCTATCGGCTCTACCTTCCAACTCTGCACATGTCCGTCCTGATCGACAAAGTCTACGCATGAAAAAAACTTCCCGGCATTTTTGGAACCGGCCATCACGTCAGCTATCTTTTTTGTCACTTCATCCTTCAAACGTTCAAGTTCCGTCTCTATTTGTGCCTCCGTCCATTCCCCATGCATGTCTGTGATCCGCTGTGCTTTTTGATTCCAGTACTCAGCCGGAGAATGAACAATATAAGCAGCTGCTATCATATTCTCATTCAAGTGACGGATAATCTCAGGCAGGTTGTTGGCATTTTCAAGCCAAGGGACAGAACCATAAAAGCAGGATATCGCATACATGTTACGACCGAAGCTGCGCATGCAATGGTATTTTATTGCCGTCTCATACCGTGCCGGATGCCATTTATCGAAAGCCGGATATTTCAGGAAAGTACGGCTACGATATCCGTCAAAATCACCGGTAAGATATGCTGTAACATCTTCCAATCTCCGGCTGTCATTGTCCGGCCATAGCAAACGACAGTCATTGCTATGCAGGCACTCAAGACGGGATATCCAAGGTTTACCAATCCGGACTGATTTGCCGGAATAATACTTTGCAAACACCCCCTTCATGTGCGTATATTCTACAAATGCATCACGTACATAGGCTTTGTAGTCCCAGCTATCAAGCCAGGCTTGTATCTCATTATCAACGATCCACTCTTGTATCCGCTCGTTATTTTCAATTTTCACCCGGTAAAGCATAGGGCCTTGCCCATATAGCAATCCTGTTTTACGATCCAAGATGCCGGGGCCGAGATTGTTCCGCTCAAGCAAATTACGGATGGCATTCGGCATATTATTGTCAATACCCCAGGGAACAACCCGTTCACCGGCAACAGTAACAGGATCTCCATCCCAATTACGTGTTTCACCAAATAATTGGCTCACTTCTGTACTCCAATTCATGTTAAGGGCAATTTGCCCTACATCAGTGCCCATAAAGGCATAATTCCCTATTTTTTTCTCTATTTCAGCCATTATGTATTGATATAAAGTCTTGTTGTATTGACTATTAAATTTCCGCAATATTCACGTACGATCTCAATAAGTTCCGGGATATGTTGCTCAATCACCGGATTAAACCACAATTTTGGTTTACGCTTCCATTCGTTATCCGTTTTTTTGGTTAGGATTACCGTACCACCCTCCATGTTATAACCTTTACCCACACCAAGATGCACATACACTCCTTCAGGTTTGAAGCTAAAACCGATACTGGTAATTTCCTGCCCCTCCTGAACGTTTTTGCCGTAATGCCTGAAGTTTTGTTTCATTGATGCAGACAGACGTTTGTCTTTGTCAATCCATTTGTCAATAGACGACTTAAGAGCTTGATCCACCGTAGCACCCCAAGCGCGCACTTTAGCATTAAACTCAGCAACAGCCTCTTTATCAAGTTCTCGCTGGTGTTGCTGAGTGATACCTGTGTCACCCTCAACAATCACCTCAATAGGGTAACGTTCGCTCTTCATCCGGTTTGCCCGACTGCCCCAACTACCCCTATTTTGACTTAACGCCATTCGTTCTGCATGTGCTCCCATCGCAAATTATTTACTATGCAAAATTAACCTGTAAGAGATGTATGAAAAAGGACATAAAGAAACAGCCCCAACGTTGGTTAGTTGGGGCTGTTTCTTAGATAAGATGTTTTTTTAAATATTCGTTTTCGGGAAAGGCCCCCTTTTCGACAAAAAGGGCATCCTCTTTGTCATATCTGTATTGTTTATCATCTTTAAGCGTAATAGACTCCGGATAAAGCCCTGTCTCACTATGTATTTCACGAATAACTAAAAAAATACTAGTAAGGCTTTTCAGACCATCAATCCCGTAACTTAGTTTTGCGTTTAAAACGCCATCCATATATTTATTAATCATGACTCACCCACTTTATCAATTGGTATCAATGCTCGCAACTCTGTACGAGCATTATGCAATGTGGAGAGATAGCCCATAAGCACTTTACCCTCTGCATCAATGTTATCGCTATTCTCAAGTAAGAGACCTATAACTCCATCAATACCGTCCGCGATAGCCATAGCATAACCATTTTGCAAGGCAGAAAGCTCTTTGGAAATGACATCAGTCATAATAACGCCGTTGATTGTAGTGTTTTTCATATCTGACCTCCTTTCGAGTTAATGCAATGTTCAGTCTCTGGATCTAGGCAGATCTCGGTGTTTGCACAATGAGAGCATAATGTTTCAGAATCATCAGCCCACCAACAGTTACCGTCTTTAGGATTGAAACAAGGATTATCTTCTGTACAGCCACATATCCGGCAGACACCAGGAACAGGTTCTTTTGCTTCAATCGCTTTTTGACCTAAATAGATTCCTTCGCTAAAGGAATAGTAGCCTCTCACTTTTTTATAGCCAAGAAAACAAATAGGCTTATAGTAGTCATTCTCAATCTTCACAGATATCTGTCCGCTGTTACCTTCAAAATAATCCCCGTCGTAAACCATTGCCTTCATACGTGGATATTTCTCATTCAGTTCTTTCACTTTTGCCTCAATATCACATTTAAGGGCATCCAGTGCGCATTCATTCATAATAATCAATCCCTCGAACATCTTAATATATTCGCACATTTCCTTACCCTTATTATTCACATTCAGGTATGTTTGGACATGGTGGACAAAGAATGTCATTTTTGTCCTCCTTTCCCGTTGAAAGTGATATTAACTGTACCCCCATTGGCATAGATGATAATGGCGTTCTCTGTCCGCCCTACTCGCATGCGTTTACGTCCGGAAGAGAGTTCCAACCCTAATTGATTAAGTGTGCTTTGAACTTTTTCAGCGGATACATATCGTCCGTGTGCGCTTTGATTTTTCTTTTTCATTCTGTAACTGTTTGACATTTTAGGCAGAATAAAAGAACGGCTGCCATCTCCCGTGTCGTCAAACAGTTACAGAATTCCGCCCGAAAGCAAAAGTGTAATGGGAAAGGCAGCCGCCTATATCAATAAGTTTTTGGGCATAAAAAAGGCCCATCGAATTTCGTTGAGCATTAACCGAAGCTCGCGGTACGGATAACAACCGTAACTGTTTGACTCTGCAAATATGGAGATTATATTTGAAAGTGCAAAAGATTTCTATTTTTTTTTAACTTCACCAATTATCATCAGTAGTTTGCGTCTTTACAGCCTTTTCAAGCATACTGCAAATGTCCTTAAACTCAAGATAAGCTGTTCCTTTCATCTCAGCGTAAATTTCACCTATCCATTTTTTTGAAGCGAAAGGTATTTTTTTATCAGGTGCTTCAACGTCATACAGATAGCCAAAATCATAATTCGGATTCTGAGCCTTATGACAGATATCTATCATATCAACCTTAAATCGTCCATCCTTAAAAAAAATATTAAGCGTATATTCAATGAATCCATTAATATCACCAACTGCTTTCTTCTGACTTTTAAATATAGTCGCTGCTTTTATAACAAGTTTTTTACCCTCTTTGTCCCTTAACTGGACGTTCTTCTGGGGTGATTTAAAGGAATTAACAGCCCATAACTCAATATTGGAATAGGCTTGATCGGCACTAATACCTTCACACTGGATAACTTCACTGTACTTCACTGGTTCTTGTGCGTTCAAGAATGCCCCTAAAGAAGATAGGAATAGAATAAGCGATAAAAATTTCTTCATAACAATTCATTTTAACACTTCAAATATCAGTATAAAAATTGTACTCACAAAGTAAACATAACAAAAAAGGCTCCCAACCCGTGGAAGCCTCTTTTCTTTTATTGCTAAATAAAAGTACGTCATTGACGCACATACCCTTAAAAAGTTGCTACAGAAATCTCTTTTGAGATGCTGTCAACCGCTTTTCTTATTTTTTCATATTGTTTTTGTCCGGCTACAGCAGAACCGGAAGTATATTGTCTCATCAATGATGGATTAATTCCCGCCAATTCAGCAACCTTAGTAACATTCAAGAAGGAGAAATAGTTAAAAAATGACTGTAAATCATACTTATACACAAACTCTAAAGCGGGGATCTCTTTACCTTGTTCAGCAAAAAGTTCCTTCATCTCATTATAAGCAACCAACATATCTTTCTTTGCTTCCTCAGCTGTAGACCCGTGCCCCATCAGCCCAAATCCTTCCAATTCATCATCAACATAACACGAAAAGAAGCCGTCAGTAGCTTTCTCCATAATAACCGTTACTTTCATATTCTCAAGTGTTTTAAATAAGATGTCAGCAATATGCTGACATCTTTTTGCTAATAAAAGTTTGAAAACGTACAAAAAGTGTGGGGATTAAATCCCCATCACTTTCCTGATCTTTCGCTCAGTGCCTTTCGGTACTTCGTGGCTGCCATGCCTTGGTATTGGCCAAGTCTTATTAGTAAGAGGACTAAACCACATATCATGGTTAGCTCCGTTCCTAACAATGTAGCAACCTGCGGCAATTAATTCCGCATACAGATTGTTGTACTTCATAATGTCAATGAACTTTTATTTAGCAATACAAATATAGCGTTTTCGCTATAATAAACCAAATAAAAACATAACTAAATCGCTATATATAACATCAATTAACAATTGACACCCTCCGTGGTTAGAACGGATAAAAAAGAGAACCTATTAACCCGCCACGTTTTCAAGTTTACGCCGAAAACGTGGCGGGCACGGGTGTAAAAAAGCCTACCGAAATGGTAGGCTTAATATCATGTTTAAGCGATTAATTTAGCTTCCAAGTCTCTAATTTTATCCGTTATTTTTCCACGAATGAAATGAACAAAATCAATGATTACTTCCCTGTTTCCAATACTGAAAACATCATCTTCATTATATCTCTCACAAGAAGAGAATTTAAGTTTATAAGAATCAGTTATAAAACTATCATCTTGAATTAAACGATCTTCCGCGTTTTCCAATTTGTCAAGAACATCAAGGAATAAATTTCTATTCTCTGAAAGCTGTTTCTTACGTTCCAAATCATATAAACACTTCTGTAATTCCGCTGTCTTGCGTTCAATTTCTTGCTGTAATGTTTCTGCAGTTGGACTCTCAATGGGGATAATAACTAATGCAGTTTCATTCTCACTTTTTCTGTTTTTCTTTTCCATGTTTTTAAAAATTAAATTATTAAACGATTTATATTAAAAAAGACTCGATCATATTTGAAAAGGCAACGTTTTGAGGAATCAGCGTAGGAATATCTGCATTCATCGGCTTATATATTTCCGTCGCTACATTATATACATCCCATGCCGTTAGGTTTGCTTTGTCTTGTTTAAGCTTGAGTAAATCTTCCGTAAAAGAAGATATTTGAGACTGGTTTAACGGGTATGTATGTACTTGTGAGAATAATCTTTTATCACGGCTATCGTGTGCGACTCTTATAGCGGTAAGCATCCCGATAATGATGTAAATTTGTTCGGCGGAAATAGCTGTATTTTTCATCTTCTTGATCTTATCTCTATCCTCATTCATGTATGTTTCCATGTGGTTAAGCCAAGAGTCAACCACCTCAAAAAGTTTCTCTGTATCAACCTTTAATTGGCCATAATTACTAATACTTCTTTGAGCACCTAAGACACATTGATTGTGGCAAATTTTGACACATGGGCCAATAGCACATTGTATGCCGTCTTGATGGTATGCTATTGCCAATGTAGTCGTAAGTTCTTCCGTTTCCCAATCCCTTATATTAACCGTAGTGAAGATTCTTCTAAGCACATGCGCCTCAATCGCCTTAATCCCGTGTATCTCTTCCACTTGTGGCAGAATTACGACTCCCGGCTGATTTTTATTTTTATTTTGCGCTGCAAAAATGTCCTCAATTTCGTAGTTCAAATTATACTTATCGCACAGTTGAGTTATGCGGTCTATCACTTGATAGTGATATATTCCACGTATCGGATTACCATAGATGTCGTTTTCTTTGTGCGTCCGTTTCAACGTGCTTAAATCCATTGATTCAACGACGTTGTTTTCAAAATCAAAAGCTGCTTTTTCTGCTAAAATTAAACGTTCCATAATTGTAAATATTTTAATAATTAATATGTTTCATACAATATAAAATCTTCTACTCGCTGAAAATAATCATCTGCACTACTATACAGTTCCCACTTTGTCCCGTTAGCATCAACAAACAGAATAGATGTTTCTTTAATAGTGTCCCACATTTTCAGTATCTTATATCCGTTAAAGCACTCTTCTAAAACTTTCAGTGCTTGATTCAAAGTAAATGTTTTCATATTGCGGTAAATTTTATGTTGAACTTTGAGCCCGTGGGTGTTAGCCTTTACTTGGCTGTTTTCCTGATTAGAGCTTTTTTTTTCTGCGTCACCTGTCGTCACGCGGTATGTTTCGCCTTTTTTACGCTGCTTAAAAGGTGTTGCAGAGAATAGGAGCAAGTTTTTTCAAAAACAGGATGCTAGAATACGACCTGAAGGGTGGAGATTTTTTCGAAAACGTAGCTTGAACTTGAGACAGAGAACAGCAACATTTACCTTTGCAGCACAAAAAAGCGAAACAGCGTATGACAGGTGATAGAAATTAATGGCGAGAATCAGATAAGGAAACAGCCTAAAAACATATCGTTAAAACGATACCTCTCTACCCGGTCATGGCTTCATGGAGATAAAGCCTGCGGATCGGAATGAAGTAATGACGGGGTGTCTTTCTTCCTGGTTACGGGATTAGAAGGCACTGTGATCCGGTAACCTCTGCATGAATGCAAAAAAACAGACAGAAATCAGCGATTTCTACCCCTTTGATGCGAAAAATCCGTGTGAGTAAGTTTGGCTGATTTCTGTACCATTGTACAGGTAAAATGCCAAGCGTTCACACGGATTTTTCGCGCGCTCAATGATTTTCGAGCAGAAAACCATTTTAAACGGGGCGTATTTTTAATTAATAGTGTTTCGACAAAAACACTATACTGCTGAAAACCAGTGCAGAAACCCATCCAATCGATTTTAATCGTTTGGATGTAACAGCATGCTGCCCGAACCGCGCCGTCGTCCATTTGCGGTTGCAAGTGTCCTTTTGCCCTCGGAAATATGACTAAATCATTACAAATCAGATTTGTACCCCTTGTACCTGCCTCAGATGCCACCTGCTGCGGGGATACCCCATAGAAAAGCCCTGCCATCCTCACGAACGACAGGGCACACCTGAAAACAATCCCACCTTTAGAGAGCAGCAGCTGCGGACACGCTACGACCGCTCTTCCATATCTGTATAAAATCTTTTCGCATAACGTAATACTTCAGAGCATCGGTAAGGTTCGTAGATTCCTTGGGCAGTCGATGAGTAGGTAGCTTGTCACCGGTCTTCTTCTTGACTACCACACTGGTGTTGTTGGGCCCGTCTACTGTCTTGGTCTCTGTTACTTCCATTTCACTCTTGAGATTGGGGCAATTGTATTGATCGATCAGGATAGTGAACAGGTTGCGTTCCAGGTTACCCGAAAGTAGATCCATGAAGAACCGGTACTCAAGGTTACTGCCTATGTTGCCTTGGCCAAGGCTCATCAGTTGTACGTTCCAACCTGTACGCTTGCCCTCGGCATCATACTCGATGTTCTTCTTTATCTGCGTGGCCATATCTGCAGAGACCTTCTTATAGTTATTCATCGAGCGGTCATAGTAGAGCTTCAGTATCTTCCGCTTGTGCGGCTTAAAGTATACGAGGAAATCATCGGCCAGCTCACGAACGCTACGCGGTGGCAGCGTGTACAGTTCTTTAAGCAACCGCAGCACACGCCCGTTGCGCTGACCGAATACCATCGACAACATGTTGCCCGCATCCATTCCTGCCTCAAGAGGTTTGTTCATATCCAGGTACCGAAGAACCGTGCAGTCTTGCTGCCATCCGAACGGGTGCTTGTCAATTACATCATTGAGGTAGCCATCCGCATAGAAATGTTTCATGGACAGGTTACAGTAAAACATCTGACTGGCCTCTAATTTGGGAATGATAGACAAAATATTGCAGAAGAGTCCCTCAAGTCCTTCAGCAAACTCATCGCTAAACCAATCTTCGCCAAGTATATCCACATTGACATAAGAAGAGGATATAAAGAAAAACGATATGCCACGACGTGTCTTGATCCATCGTTCTTCCCACCGCTTCATATTTTTTCCTGCGAGTGTCAAAGCACGCTCGGCAGCATCGTACTGCCCCTTAAGCGAGCGGTCAGTACGATAGGCAGCTTTAAGTTCATTGTATTGTTGTAGCCGGGCTACATATTCTTTTTTTGTCTCATTGTAGACAAAGCCGGCCTGCAACATCAACAGGATCTTCTGCTTGTCGTTTTGCTTGGCAAGCTTCAGGATCCAGTCATATTCGCCTAGATGGTTAGGGTTGGGCATATCGGTAGTAAGCGTACGGCTACGATACCATACGCTATCCCCATACTTCACGCGGAAACCTCGGACGGCTTTCAACAGATTGGTAAACTTCTCTTCCGGAAAGTATTTCACCTCATCCCCGAATACGCCGACATAAGAACGCCCGGCACCAATGGAAGGCCGATCGAGCGATATGAATGTGAAGTTAAAGCCGGTATAGAATACCATCGTATTGCGCCAGTCCGTGCAGACGTTATACATCCGGTCTTTCCACTCCTGGGGCGGTTCCTTGTTAATCACATAATGCACATCTATCTCCCAACCAAGCAGGGAAAGACCGTCTACAAGCGACGGGATAATATTTTTGTGCAAATTGGAGAAAGTATCGGACACCCATGCGAACGGAGCGCCGGGGCAATCCTGTGCCACTTCCTGTACACGCTCGGCAAGTACCTGGACAGTCTTAGCCGATGCACGGCCTGCAATCCAATAGAGAGACCAGGGCATCATAATTGCGATGAGCTGGGCCATCCAGTTGGAGAACCTCACCTCTACCTGATCATCAGATATCTTTAGTTTTTTCTTCCTGGTCATCGAGCATTTCTTCAAAGTCAATATCTATAATACCGGCATCACGCTTCAGGCGTACTTTTTCTTTTCCTGGTATATTCTGAATGGAGTCTATTTGCGCGGCAAGCTGTTGACGGTTAGCTGACGGTAATCCCACCTTTTCCGAATTAAGATCGTAAATCTTAATCGGTTTATCGTCAACCTCCTTAGGCTTGACAGGATCCGGCTTATCCAGTTGCTTAATCCGTGAGGCCTGCGTAATGAGGTTACCGTAAACCTCCATATCCTTAGAAGACTTCGCATTGCCAAGCACAACCAAAGCAGCTTTTTGCAAATTATCAAAGAGGATATTGCGATGAGCAGCATTCTCTATCGAATCGTTGGTAAAAAACAGATTAATGGCCTCGCTGTACATCTGTCTGGCGCGCATCCGCTCCACATTAAATGGTTCGTGCATCAGGAAGGCAATAGCATTGTCCTTCCCGTACTTCCGATTGAGACCAATCAGGGCATACAAGGCATTGTAATAATCCAACTCATCCGCTGTCAACTCAATGGTACAGCCGGATGCAATGTAGTCCTGCAATATGTCAAAGTAAGATTTGTCAAACATATCATCCTATATCATCATAAAATATCTTGCTGATTGAGTTTCGGTAACCAACTTCCGCACGCAATTTATCAAGGCGTTGCGCCTGCGTAACATTCTCACCACGTTCGGCGGCTGCCGTCATAGTCAGACCCTCTTTAGCGGCCTGCACTAATTGCCCACGTTCATAATGATACTTCAGAGGTGAGCCTACCAAGTTAAAGTACCAGAGGAAATCATTCTCCGGAACACGAAAATACATGGCTATCTGCCGGGGCTGGAACCCGATAGCAGCCAAGCGTTCCAATTCATCGGTATCAACCCGATCATACCAGGGCGGATCTTCCCGCCACTTAACCAATTCGTCCGCAACGAAACTCATATACTTCTTTGTTTTGCAGGAAGGCGTATTGCTCTTCCATCGCATTCTCACCGTAATTTCCGGAACCCTCTACAACGAAGTGACCGGCTGCCGTATCAAGGCAAGTGATTTTTTTATGAGACCATGCAAATGTCAGTTCAATAATGCCATCCCGCTGTAAATCAATCAACCGTTCATATATCTTAGGCATGCGGAACTGAATAGTTTCCGACATGTGCAAATGGATATCCCCTATTAAGCCTTTACTTTTCCATCGTAAAAGCGCATTGATTATGCGCTCGTTTGTGGAATAAGTGGCAATATAGAGATGCTTCACATATCCGGCATTTTTCATGATGTAGACGATAAAAGTAAAAGCGGTGAAGCTCTTTACCGTCTCAATAAAAAAGACCTCATTTTTGCCCGGCAAACGTCCACACAGTTCCTTAAGACTCTTGACCTTGTAAGTCAGCATCGTTTCAAAGTACCGGGAATAATACCGGGAATCGGACATTTCTTTCTGAAGGTCATTCAGATCGAAATAGTATCTCATCCCAATAACCGGTTAATATCGTTCAACTCCTGTTCATATCCTGCTAGGCGCTCTTTTCTAACCCCGTCAAGATGTGGTTTAGTTCCCTTGGCCAATTCCGATTTAACCCGCCACATGTTCTGCTGTACCTGCTGTTGCCGGAGTACCAAATCTTTGATAGGCATGTGCAAAAGGTTGTTTCTGCGTTGAAACTCCATGAATATGGGATGTTTACCCAGCAAACTGTGATGTTCCTGGTAATAGTTAAGCTCATCCCATATAATGCGGTTATCAATAAAGTTATCAATCAGCTCACCGGCAACATCGGCACACTCTTGCAGAGATGTGCAATCCCGCAAATTCGAATGCAAGGCTACATAAGCATGATATTTGCTTATCTTCCGTGAAGCAAGAGCTTCCAGTTCTACCGGGCAACCCGGTTTACCAAGAAATGGGAACTCCCGCCGGAACGGATTGGCAGCAGGCAAAGAAATAGCAGGTAGCTGTTTTTTTTCTTCCGGACAAACATTGTATTTCCTCCGGAGGTAGTCCGCTATCAGGCGGACATTAGCCGTTGGATTAGCACGAATAAGGCGCAAAGTCAGCAAAGGCGCTCCGGCATTTTCCATAAGCCTGACACCTTCCTGAGCATTTGCGCCCATTCTCAACCACTCAATAACCTTATCTTTCACTTTTCATAGACCGATTTTTCGGGAAATAGCTCTTCCAGTTTTGATTCAAGGAAAGCAGAGTACCCTGTCGGAGTATTGTTTAGGAAACACTTTGTCTCTAAAAGAGATTCAAAAACGACAGGATCCGGAGCCTTGGATATAACCGGTAAAAGGAAAGGATCTGTCTTCCAATTCAGGACAAACGGCCTTGCCTCATTATAGCGATTAAAGTAAACTGAAGAAAATAGGTTATCCCCTAAACTGATTTCCGGGTATTCCTCCAGGAGTGACACCAATTTCTCTTTATCATATAAGAATGGCGTATGTGTACCATAGTTATACAAAGGAAGATTTTTGGAACAAAGATATTTGATGGTATTCTCCATATTGGATTTATACACATCTTTGTATTTATCCGGATTAAGTAAGCCAAGAACTTTCGGAAAAGCAATGTAAGACATATCTACCGGAGAAACCAAATATATGTCGTCGTTTGTCCAGATGAAAGATTCCGTAACCTTATCCGATGCGATTGCAGTCTTTAAGGCTTCCATCGTATTCACTTGTGGATTATCGGAATCTTGTGACAATTCGATATAAATAATCTCTTCATCATTAAACCAATCTTCGCGCTCACCTATCACAACGATATGGTGAGGGTGCTTAAAATTCTGTTGAAAAGAACGTATCGCATACAGCAATTCTTTGCCTTGTGCTTTCGAAGCAATATAGGGAAAGACTACTGCTATCGTAGACTCCTTAAACTCAACTTGGCTCTCTATTGCAGTACTATCCTGAAGAACAATACTGGCAGCATCTGACAATGTTTCTTCAGAAGGATTTTGAACCTCTCCCGGATTACCACCGGAGATTACAGGAGCCATTTCTTCAGAAGGGTTTTGGACCTCTTCTGGATTAGCACCAGTCGTGCTTTCAGGAACAATATTTTCTTTCTTTGTAGCCATAAAATATAAATTAGTTGCCGGGGTGTAATGCTCCGGCAACGATTACTAACTCAGTTAAACACCATCACCGTCTGATCCGGTCGGTAACCCCAATATTGCGTTAATATCAGCGTTATCCGTTGCCGGAATTAGACTTGCAGCAATATGACCAATTGTACCACCGCGTAAAGTGGTCGCTAGGTTAATAGTACTCTTATCCGCATCTTTGTCGTCTTGGCTATCAGCCTTAGTCATCTTCAGCGGAGTGCAAGGCGTACCTGCGATTTTAGCGTCGTCAGTTCCGCAACCAATAACAATTGCACCTAGATTTTCATTGATGTTATTGTTTACAAACTCATCATGTTCAAGCTCAGACCCCGGATGCTCATATTCCACATGGTGAATAAAGCCTCTTGCATCATCTTCACCCTCACTGCTGTGGTAAATCTTAACTGTAGAGTCTGTTGCATATACACCTACCGGTTTTTTACCGGTAGCTAATGAAAATGCTGTTACATTCACACCTTTTTCGTCACGTGTGTAGGTTTTTACATCGTCCCACCTAAAAAGAACGATATAAGACTTTTTACCCTTCGGTCTTCCGGAATTGGAAGTTTTTTTAGGTACCGAAGCAAAAGAATAAGTTCCTGCCATTTTTTACCTCCTTTTAATATTATAATCCGTCACCTGCTGAACTACCGGCATTGCCGGGAGACAAGCGTTGAACCAATTCAGGCGGCAAGTAAGCAAAGATTGCTTCTGCCAACCAGAAGCCAACGCCTTCTCTCCACTCTCCATAAATCTTGGCTGCATAATCTTGAGTGGCCATACGTAGCTTTTGATTTTGAGGATCTCTCGACATCAAGTGTCGGAAATTCTCTTTCGGCGTTATGAAGAAAGCACCTGTACCTCTCATACCTTCAATCTCGGCAAACTCAAACTTGGTATAATCAACCTTAATATTCTTGCCATCTTCATTTTTTGTGTTAGGGAATTTTTCCCGGTATGCACGGGCATACTTCAACACTAAATCCGGATCTGCATGGATAGAGAGTTTTTGAGACTTATACAAAGGAGATACTTTATCAATAGCAGATTCTATATCAGTTATTAATTGGTTTCCTTCACCAAGAGATTTGCCATCAAATAAAAGGTTAATACCTTCTTTATTTCCACCTGCTTTGATACGACAAAGGGTCGTTAGATATCCATCAAGAACCTGATTAGCGTCATTAGCCACAAAATTACCATCTTGACCTGCTTCAGGTTCTTTATAGATACCAATAGCAAAAGCGGTTTCGCGCTCTTCATCTAATTTCGGCTTAACGAGTTGCTCTACGATATATTGTACAATAGGCATGTCTTTCGGATCAAGATTTTCATCATACAAATATCCAAGCACTTCGTCAATCACATCAGACGGGATGATCTCCACGTTAATTTTCATAGGATACTGCCTGATAGTCAGCGGAGTAAATTTAGCTTTACCCTTTGGAGTCCATTGCGGAGTGAAAGACTGGAGCACCGATGTGATGTGAGAATGCGTTGCACGTACTTCAAACTTATCGGTAATCATAGTAGTCATGTATTGAAGAGAAGAAGTTGTACCTAACAATGAGCGGAATATCTCAAGCTTCTGTGCATTCACGTAGCGTCCAAATTCCTTCTGCAACTCCTGCGTATCAATAGTATCATCACTGGTGTATGACCGGGCATCAGGACGGCCCATGTGAGCCGCCTGAAGATACTTATTCATATTCAGCGTCATGTCAGGCTTAAATGTTTTATTCATATCAGCACCTCCGTCTTTTTTTTCTCCGGAATCAGGTATTTCCTCCTGCTCCAGCTTTTTAATTGTAGATTGAAATTCTAGTTTTTCAGCCTCTAGCTTCTTGATCTTTTCACGGGCTTCTGACAGAGCTTTTGCGTTTTTAGCATTTGCCTCTATCTCTCCTCTCACCTCATCCGTCACACCCTCTTCGGCGGACTTTCCGTTCTTTTCATATTCGGCCAAGTCTTTCTTAAACTCGGTCAAGAACTTTTCGCCATATTTGGTTTTCAACTGATCTTCCTGCACTGAAAGTAAAATGGATTGTCCATTCTCATCTTTAGCAAATGAAGATAGGTTCAAAAAGCCTAATACAACACCCATTGCTTTTTCAAACATAATTCTAGTTTTTTGAGTTAATATATTCTGTAATACACGCTTCACGACTTAATTCCCGCGCACGTCTCACGATGTTTTCAGCCGTATCTATTCTGTCTATCAGTCCTTCAGACACAGCATCTTTGGCATAAAACATGCGACCGTTCAAAATACCCTTCGTCTCAGCTTTAAGTTTACCTGAACGGTTGGCTTTGACATTCTTCTGAAAATCGCTAGCAAGAGGATCAAGCTCTTCAGTTTTAATAAGCTCATACTCCCCTTTTCTTGCTGCCTCAAAAGGAGCATTCTTATAATCTGATAAATTACTATAGACGGTGTGGATCTTCACACCTTCTTTCTCATAGTACTTTGCATAATCCGGAAAACTCATCATCACACCGATGGAACCAATCTCGGCGGAAATACTGTTGGTTGCAATAATCTCATTACAGTAACTGGCAATATAATAAGCAGCAGAGGCGCATAGATCTACGCGTGCCACCGGCCACTTACCTTTAGATTTAGCATACTGGATTGCATCGACAACAGGAGCAATAGCATCAACGCTACCACCACCGGAGTCAATATCAAGAATAATCGAAGAGATATTTTGAGAATCTGCTGCTTGGCGAATAATTTGTCCATACTCCATTGTTCCATAAGCACAATATGATCCATATTTGAGGAGAGTACCCCTAATAGGAATTATTGCAGTGCTGTCATTGGGAGCATCCGCAAAGCTATTACCGGACTTAGCTTCTTTATCACCAGTAGACATGAATATCGGGAGAGGTTCCCTATCGGATAATACGGAAGCATCTTTGGTTATATCGTTGTCCAGAAGAATCTTCTCGACAAGTAACATATTAGCTTCCACATCCCGGAAGGAAATAAACCATTTCCCCCGGCAAATTGCACTATAAAGATTTGAGAATGCCATTTTTCTTTTGTATCTAATTATTCCGATACAAAATTACATCGCATTCTATTGTTGAAAAGGACTATAAATATTTAGCAGGTTCAGGGCTATCTCGTTTGCATGAGAGGTAAATCTTGCTCGGATCACCGCTTCTCTCGACGGTTACAGATACCGGGAATTCATCAGTTCCAACTACTATCTGATCAGTATTCGAAAATTTAAGAAGTAATAATCCTGGCGTGGTAAAAAGATTGCGAAGCATAGACTCATACTCTTTTGAAGTGTTAGTCACAGTGGCTTTTAGCTCCTGTGCAACCGGTTGCCCTAGATATTCTATTGTTTCTTTCCATTCTCCAGAAGAAAGACCAATGTCGATCCAGGTGCCGGATACCTGAATATCTCGCTTTCCGGGAATATTAATAACTGTCGCATCATTCGTTGGCAAAAAGGACAAGCCACAAACCTGAGATCTTTTATCGTTCTGATTCATCTTAATAATTGCTTATGGTTTAAGTAATAAAATACTGATATTGTGATATTTACTTAATATTTAATTAGTTAAAATATGCTAATAGTCAAACAGGCTTAATTGAATATCATTTTTCACTTCTTTGATGATTCGCTGCCTATTTCGATAATCGTATTTTTTAACGGCATCATAATTGATAGCATTATTCTTAATAGCGTATGACATTAAAAAAGCCTTGATGATCTTATCCTGTTGATAGCCTTTTTCGTAGCCAGCAACAAAATACTCCCGGATACGAAGCCTAAATGAAGCTTCGATATAATCATTTATCATCCGTTGTTTCCATTCCGGAATATAAATAAAGTTCTCCTGAAGAATGAAGTGATTCCATTCCTGAATCGGGAGTAAGAGAGTTATTGGATTATCTTTAATAGGCTGCTTTGGTGGCCTGTCAGCTACCGTAACCATTGCTTGTATATATCTACCAATATCATTTGATGATGAGATCAAAACCCCTTCTTCCGACTTATTATTGCCGAATTCATGATATATAAAATCGTGCAAATGCAACGGAAGTTCTATTACTACATTAGGTCTCATAATATAAGTTTCTGATTTACATACAAATATAATAAAATTGCATGAATTTTCCTTATAACTTAATGAAATATCTCTAAAGGTAAACGATTATAACATTAATAAAGAAAATAAAGAATATTCAAACTCCTTCAATCTACACTTACAATGCCTATAATAGTTTTTGCACATAAATTGTTGTAACTCTGTAACCCGTAACTTTCAAAACATACATTGCTATCAATCAGAATATTACAAAAGACACAATTTTAGATTAGTATTTGTAACCTTAAATACAATTTGTTACCTAACCGGAAGAATATACCATCTTGAGAAATAGTAACAAAGTCTATTTTTTTGTAACCTAAGTTTGTAACCAAGATTGTAACTCTGTTATTTATCTATTATTTAGTTTCTTATCCTCTTTTTCAAACATAGGTTACAAAGTTACATAAAATTAGTACTATAAAAAGGAAAGGGGTGGAAACCAAAGGAACCGGGTGCCGGGTGTATGCTCTATGATAAAGTAAAAGCCACGGACAAATGACTTTGTACCGTGGCTTTTACTGTTACTAATGTGTGTCTTTAAGGGATATATTCGATAATTTCTTCCACTTTCCACCTGCGGATGATGACCTTAAACTCTTCAGGCATATCCGTCTGGCGGATCTTAGTCCAGTCATCATTGATTTCGTAGTCCATCCAATGCTCACCTGACATAATAAAAGCACCAACGGTCACAAGCAACCACTTTAGTTTTTCGGGATCCTCAGCCTGCAGATTGAGGATCTTCCGTGGCTCCATCATCTCCAGGTAGTTGTAAACCTGAATTGCATATTCATAAAAGCCTGGCATTTCCATCAGATCCGGAAGATACTTCCGGTAGTTTTTAATCATTTCAGAACGGTAGTTCATCTTTGTTATCCTCCTGTGGTTTAAAATCATCCGGGCCAAGTTCTTTGGCTGCCGTCTGCAGGTAGATCATTTCTTTAGTAGTATCGCCCACCTTACGAAGCAATCTGCCGGTAGAATTAAGCATCGAGGCAGGATTATAATCTACTATGTAAGGGCAAAGATTAGCAAATCCCTTTAAGGCCTTGGTAAAACGTTGCATCGTCCAAAGGCTTTTCGATACTTTAGAGAATTCAAGGAAGTTATCGTAAGCGTCTGCTCGAGCTATTTCCTTATTGACATGCTCTCCCTCCTGGGCGAAATACATATAAGCCCAGTCCTCGAAATTAGCCCCCATGTCCGCCTTGTATTTACGCTTAATAATGTTGTCCATTGGTGGCTGAATCTTAATTCCTTTGTCGGCCATGTCAAGATAGAACTTCAAACATTGAGAGAAGAAGTTGAGATCCCAGTTCCAATCCTCTTCAGAATAATCGTTAGTCATCAGGTTTCTACCAAAATCATCCCTGATCGATCGGGATTCCAAATAATCGTTCTCTGCTGCTTTTTCGTGATAGTAATCCGAGAATACCAGGTACAAGATCCTGGCGTTGGTAGACGGGTCAAAGTCGCGCGGAACATAGTTAGTCGTAAAGCCGAACTTAGGCGAATTCTCAAACTCGATGAAGAAAGACTTGTTGTTCTTAGGGTTGACAGTCATACCGGATGTAATACTGTCATAGAATAGTCCAATCGGTAAATACCGGTCACAATCATCCACAAGAACAAAATCGGTATGCTGATCGATCTGATCAAACACGTGAGGGTTATCCATAAGTTTAGGGTTTCGTCCGGAAAGGTTGACAGAACGCATGAATTTGCTGAAGGACTTAAAGAGAAAAGACTTACCAGAACGGCCATTACATTCTCCATCCTCACCGATCTTGTTATCCATTGCATAGATGGCCCAGGCACGAGAAGGAGACTTGTACCGGTGTAAGTTGTATCCGATAGCATATATTTTGTTTAGCAGGTTAAGTTTTTGCTCTTGGATCTCACCCGGAGAAAGCATCGGGCCGGCAATGTCAAACCGGTGTGCAATGCGATACTTTTCCGCTTCATCTACACCTTTATTCTCCCACCCGTATTCCAGTTCCTTACGCCAATGCACACGCGAGGTGTTGATGAGATATTTAAAGAAGCAGCTTTTATGTTCATTCACGGTGATGTCAAACAGATCCGCGCCTTCTGCATTTTGAGACACGTTGTAAGTGAACATATCCGGCAGTAATGATACTTTATGCGGAATAACTTTGTTATCCCATACGCTGCGGCCATCTGTTAGCTGGCCTTGATGTGCGGTTATCCCATCCTTTGTTATCTCCCATGTGCTTTGACTGAAGAACAGAAATTGACTATCAGCCGTATAGTTTGTGAAATCCAAGTTGATTTCATCCAATTGCGAAAGCGATGATTCACCGGTACGTTGAGAGTTAAGAATAAGATTTCGGATATCTCTTGATAGATAACGCTCGAAAGCAAATCTCTTCAGGAAGGCGCTTATATCCTTTGCCTTGATCTGCTCTACGATGCAGCCGTCAATATGTATATACTTTACATTCTCCGTATTTTCATCCTTAAGGGTATAAAACCCATTTAGCGTAAGAAAATTATGAAGACAGGACGTATCTATGTCGAATGTTTCTTTCTTAGATCGTTCGCTCCAGGACTTAACCCAGAATCGAGCGGGCATGGCCAACTCAAGCAAATTCCGGAAATCCTCGTTCTTTGAGCGCAATTCTACAAAGTCACGAAAATCTTTGCGAGGCTTACCCCTGTTGTCGCGGAAATGTGATAGCCAGGAAGGTAACCAAACAGTATGGATGTCAAGGAAGCGAAGAGCAAGCTCTTTACCTTTTGCCCGACCGGTGTTATCTATGTCCGGTATATTATAAAGACGGTCAACATACTTATAGATTTCTCGGATCTCTTCCGGAGAAACCTTATAAGTTTCCGAGTTAAACCATAGTGGGTAATATCCTAATGCCCGGACACAGAGTGAGTCTCTTTCTCCGGAACATATAAAAGCTTCTTTCAGCTTTTGCTCCTTGTAAGCTTTATCTTTGTTGCCGGGGGCGTTAAAAAACTGTTTTTCTTCAGCCTGGTTAAAGGCCCGATAAGCAGCTTTCAGCTCATAGAGGCCATTTATATATTGTTTCGGCTTAACACCTTCAGGAGTATAACTAAATCGCCATTGTTTGTCGGGATTAAGGGGCTCATAAATCTTATAAAACTTAACCACTTTCTCCGGATCCGATCCACCCTCTACTATGCACTCACGCATAAAGATCGGATAGGTCGAAGTAGTAGACTTAACGGTAACCTCACGGTTTTTAACGTATGAGATGGATTTCGCTACATTCCAATGCAGCGAATCGACATGTTCCTGTGTTACCCGTGGGCCAAGCACCCGGAGCTGATCAGCCGTAAAAGTATCACAAAGTTCAAAAAACCGGGCACCTTCTTTTTCATCTGCTGTGGCTGGCCGCTTACGAATATCAGGCTTATTCACCGAACGTTTAAGCTCATCCGTAACATTATACCGGGAAGCGAGTAGAGCAATCGCTTCCGGGAAACGGATGTTTTCCTCGTACATACAGATGTCAAGGGGTGACATGGCCGTAGCTGTATCGCCGAAGTCAGTGACCTTGTAGCAATCGTCATAGCGTTTGAGGCACGCCGAAGCGTCGTCTTCATCCGGACGACGCTTAAAATGTTTTCTATTATCAACGCAATTTTCCGCCTGTGGGTAATAGGATAGGATGATATCCAGCCCATGATTGGATGCTAAGTAAATATCTTCAGGTTTTATCATTTTTCAGTAGTTTTTGCAAAAGAATAGATTATCAGGGATTTGACAGAGGACAGTTTTTAATCAACATGTTAATAACACCAAGATGGTTGCTAATGTCATCAAAGAGCTTGTACATCAATTCCGGTTCCTGCTTTATAGGAGAATAGACAAAGACCGGTTTACCGGCTCCTTTCATCCATCCGGCTTCGGCGTTAGCAGATCTACCACAAGGCAAAACGAGTACACACACATCTGCCCATTGCATGGCCTCAAAATCAGATTTAAAGCCGGCTTCAGCTATGGGATGCTTCAAAGCTTCCCGGTATTGCCCGGTAGGCCAGTTCTGCCAATCAGGGTCTATTTCAGACCAAGAGAAGCCTGTTCGTCCAGGAGGGTTTTTAAAGTCATAAACTTCATGCCCCCATTTACGTAACATCTCAACCACTGTTTGCTGGTATTGGTTCTTCCAGCTGCTTGCAACGTATATCTTTGCCATGATTTCAGATTAAATTATTGTTTCCAATAAGGTTCATTCTCTATTTGTTCCCCTAACTTCAATTCGTTTAAGCGTTTTTCCAAAGTAGGAATATCCTTTATCAAGATCTCGCGAGGTTTGGATCCTCTACTTATCCCTATTATTTCGGCCGCTTCTAATTGCTCTAAAATTCGTTGTGTGCGATTATAGCCTATCATGAAATGGAGTTGTATAATGGATGGGTGTGAACTCTGTCTTTCTACTATTAACCTCGCAGCAGCTTTAAAAAATTTATCAAACATAATTATGCTATTTTCTTTATTGGTAATTATATTTTGGAAGGCTTGGGAATAAAGAATATATACTTTTTTGATTATCTGTGCAAGAAATAAGTTCTTCCCCATTCTCACACAAAAATTGAATGCCATCCTCACAGATTTCCAAGTTATCACATATACTATTTAGATAAGCCAAACCTAGACGACAAGCCTTACCAAATCCTATTCCCTTCCATTCTTTAATTACACTTCCAGAATAAGAATATATGCGGATAATAGTATAATGTCGCTTGTTTCTCGGCTCAAAGACAACCTCAATATGCTTTTCATAAAAAGAAGTATTTATTCGTCCATCTTTCAAAAGTGTAAAACGAAAATTAGCCACTTTACTCTTTTCACTCATGTTTATATCTCCATTTGATTATTAATTCAGAACGCAGCGCACCGGAAAACCGCACAGAAAAAAGTTGTAGCCCTCGGGGTACACGCGGCGGCTGGTGAAGTGTATCACGTACGCGCTGCTAGCGCTATACGCACTACTGCTCCAGCAGAAGCCGAGCACTCCAACGGTGTTCAACTCACCGTCACTGTTGAAGCGATAACCCGAGGCAGGGAAGAATAGAGATTTATCCTCTTTTTTGAGATTGTTTCGTGTATTAGCAAACCACATACCTTTTTTATCGGGATCCCAGGTGTGTGGCAATTCGGACAAGGCTTTAAACTCCTCTTTAGTTGGTAATCGCTTACCTTTCTCTTTGGCCAACTCTTGGGCTTCTTCCCAAGTAAAATACTCTTTGCCATCAGTTACGGTATTCTCGGTATCCCAAAGGATACCACATAATTCAATTTGTGTAATATCATTCCTCCATTTCTTCATTTTTTCTGTTCTCTTTCAAGTTTATAGCATTTTACTTTTTCTAATGCGAATACGTTCCACTGGATTATCATATCCAAGGTCCCGATCTATTTCAATCAATTCCCCATCATGTTCAAACTTAGCACGAGCTGCATTCTGACCATCTAAGAATAGTTCACTATATAGTGGATAGTTTTGGCTTTGGATTTCAGCAAAAACAAGGTCTATATCATTATTATTACTGTTAATGGCATCGTTCAACTCTCTTGCTTTTCGAAAGTATTCCGCTTGTTCCTTTTCTATCTCTTGTCGCTTTCCCAGTAAAGCGATAAAACGTTTCTTATATTCACTCATTTCTATTTCGTTATTCGTTATTTCAAATAAGAGAGTAACTCTATAATGCACTCAGGGACTGCTGATAATTGCACCTCCGGACAATGCAAATTAGAAAAAGCGTTATTTGTATGAATTTCGATCTCATTCAATCTGGAACCGGACGGGGATCCTTTTCCAAAATCCCAAGCTGACTGATAGTCAATACATACACAATGCTTTTCATCTTTAGTGAAAAAATAGGTTTGATCTCCTGGTTTACGAGTTAAGCAGTGTATCTTGACAATATCGGGTTGTTCTTCTTTTGAATTCTTTACTACATCCATTTCTAAATTCCCCGGAACTTCTGACAGGGCTTTTTCCCGGCCACAAGTCTCTGCTAAATTAAGCAACTCTTCAAGAGTCGAATAATCCCAGTTCTCACCGTCTAAGATTCTATTGACTAAAATATTGTATCTTTCTGTATCCATATTATTTTATTATTTTTTGACCTATGTTGGCAAATCCATCCAGCACTTCTTTCAAAGCTCTATCTCTCGTTTTTTTCGATTCCTTTTTCCAGCATATAGAACAGTATATTCCATAGGGTGTATTATAAAATCCTCCGAGTAATTCTTTGCCGCATTGGCAGCACTTTATTATTTTTTCCATTATCGTTTTGTTTCAGATAGTTCTTCTGTATCTATTTCAATATCGCTGTCCTCACTTACGATAACGATATTTATTCCTTCTGCCGGTTGTCGGCGTTGATCTTCTGGAAGCCAATTTCCTTCGCAATCAAAGTCCTCGGATCCGAATGGTAATTCACCATCTCTTCTCACATAGCCATAACCTTCAATGAACACATATTCACTTCCCATTCTTGCTTGAAACTGTGCAAGATGTTCTGCATGTTCTTCCAAGGTTTCAAAGCTGTAAAAATGTCTCGCAAAGAGTTTTCGCCATTCTTCATCCAAGACATTATCATCCAGCTCTATAATGAACTCATCTGTGCGAGTAACAGTGCATCTAAACTTTCTCATTTTTTATTACTTTTTATTAAGTTCATCAATCAATTTTTGTACATAAGATAAAGTTATTATTGCTTCTTCTTCAGAATCAAACCAGGTGTGATCTGAATTATAATAGGCATTGTACTCTACATTCGCTAGAATGTTCATGTAAAACATGTTTATGAATACAGAAAGTAGCTCGGAAAGCGTGTTAAATCGACCCATCGAGACGCCTCTACTTCCTTCTCCGAAATCGATAAAGTCATTTCTGAAGTGACTCATATTAGTGATTTCAACTTCGATTATAAAGGTTCGCTTATAATGTATTTCGAAATGAATCCCTTTTGTTTTTTCCCTAAGTGGGTTGGGTGAAGAAATAGAACCAAATTCTTTGATGTCGAAAGAAAAAGGCGCAAAAGCTTTCTGTATCTGTTGCTTATTTAGTATGCGAGGATCACTTGAGAGTATTGATCTCAGCTCCTCTTTTTGCTTATCATTCAATTCTTTGCTTTTCATAAAACATGTTATTTTGGATAGAATACCCAAATTTGAGAATCTCTTTCTCCTGTCTTTCAGATCTGGTACTTCCTTCAGGGAGTACCAGAATCTTAGCTGAAGAATTAATGAGATATCCTTTCTTTCGAAGGCGATGTCTCAGATTGATTAGTTTCTTTGGAATTGACATATTCGATTAATATTTGAGGGAGATCTTTAGCCAGCATCGTGAGAGAATCAGAATGATGCTGCACAATAGTTAGGTAGCTCATATCAGCATCAACAGAAGTAACGCGATCAACCCTTATGTAATCTAGTTGATCGATGCGATCGACTAGATCTAAGTGCTTATTCAAATCAAATCCTGCAACACAAATTATTCTTTTACTATGGCTCTTTTTGGGAACCCAAATGTTTAATCTCTCGGTAGTGTCCGAGAATACGTAGAATGGTTTTTTTTCGGTCATAATTTTAAATATTGAGTGATAATTAGTGAAGTTTATTAGTGTACCAGAATGTGATTAATTCCGGTATGTTGTTAAGGCCCAGCCGACCCTTTATATTTTCTCGATGTCGATCAACTGTATGCTTTGAGATGCTTAGTTGATCGGCAATATCTTCTGCTTTCTTATTTTGTACTATCAATCTATAGACTTCAAGTTCTCTCAGGCTTAGAGAAATTATAAACTTGGGGCGGCATACAATGTTTTCTAGTGGGCAATCTCCTGTGCCTCGGAGCGGACATTTGACTTCTTCAAAAGAAAAATGACTATTACGATCAATGTCACATTGGCTTTGATCATATTCTCCGAAATTACATCGGATAAAACGAGATACGATACTAAAATCAAAATAGATTCTGTTACGTTTTCTGTCTGAATACAAATCAGCTAAAGCTTTATGAGCTTCAGTATAGTAGGTGTAAATATATTCTAACATAGTAGATATTATATCCCTATTCCCGACAGCTAAGAGGCTTGCTTTTTCCCCAAGAGGTTTCACCATTATATCACCCTCAGGGGTATTATAAAATTCTATCTGACGAAAATTCATAGTCTTATGATTTATATACCCGATAACTGATTAGATATAATATTATCAATCAGTTCAATCTCTAATGGTTTAAAAGCATCATTGCGTAGTTTGTGGTAGAATGTGGTATAAGACATACCACTCCTACTCAGAATAAGGCTTCTAACCTCTTCTTTCTCTTTGTCATTTAAAGTAGCATAATACTCTTTAAATACCATTTTGTTCAAATTTTGAATTTGCTTCATACTCAGTTCAATAATTAGTGCTATATTTATACTGCAAAGGTTTACTTTATTATCCATAATAGCAAATTTAATATACCTTATTTTGGATAATGGATACTTATTTAGACGTTATATAAATAGCAAACTATGTTTATAGGATCGAGGATTGAAGAATTAATAGCAGAAAAAAGGGTTACTAAAGTATCCGTATATAACTATGCAGAAATCAGTAAAGCACAATTGGACAATATTATTAACGGGAAAAACATTCCAAATGGGAAAACGATAGAACTAATTGCAGATTTCTTCGAAGTTCCCATTGATTTCTTTTTTGATAGGAAAATAGATAAGTTGGAGATAACTGTAGGTCATCACGTCAATGGAAATGGCAATAAAGTATCTGGAGACATTTCACTAATTGATGCAAAAAAAGAGATAGACCATTTAAAACAGTTATTGGAAGAAAAAGAAAGAACCATTCAAATCCTAATGAATCAAAAACTATAAAATCACTTTATTATGAAACAAAAAAGTTTTGACTTATATTCCCTCTTCCCATTTGATAAAGATTTTAATCTTCAAAAAGAACTTCTAGAATTAGGATTTATAAGGGTTGATGATCCCAATAAAGACCATCCTAGACAATATGATGGAGTATTATATGATTATTGGTCAGATGCAGAAATTCCTGTATCCTTTCAAATAAATGAGAAAATTTTTCCAGGGATTGTTCCGTGCAACTTAAACGTTTACAAGGGAAAGAATTGTATATACGATGGATTACAACCATGTTCAAAAGTCATATTTCAAATTTTACTTGCACAGCTTTTTCCCTGTAAAATATTTGCGCAAAAGATTGAAGAACAAATAATAGAGCCACATGACTAAAAAGATTCATACGGGACGAAAATGGGACGTCAGTAGCTAAAAAAAGAGCTTTTAGCATTAGATATATACACTGATAATCAACATACTACAAAAACATATATGCAGCCAATAATTCGCCTCATTCCGACATAAGGAGCTTAACTTTTATCAAGTTAAGCTCCTTATGTTTACCAAGCCACCCTTCATCGAAAACAGATCTTTAAATGATCAGAAGCAAGATCATTCTCTTGTGTAAAGCTATAAATAATCACTCCGAAATGCTGAGGTATTGCAAACTTCTTACTAAAGGACTTACATTGCTGAACCGTAG